CCTGAACCGGCAGCGAATAAATGTACTGATTAGCGTTGCAACCAAGCACCAACTTGGTGATCGCCCAGTACTGAATCCCACGATTGATCAGGTTCGAAAGCAGAAACCCAAGGCTTTGCTTAGCCGAGACCTGCTGCTCAGAAGTCAGCTCTTCAGCGAGCTTCCCGCATCGACGAGCGCCATGATCGATGAATGTCTGTACATTTATGATCGTTTGGCCATACGTACCAGATGTCGACATTTAGCATTTCCACCGAGCTAATGACGCAGCTTTGCGAGTAGGACGACCTTTCTCATCTTTCATAGGTCCCGGTGCACCGCTCATTCTAGCACAAAATGACCTTTTCCTCGGGCCACCCTGTGGCTGAGGAGCTTGGAGGTGGCTTCCGGTGGCGTTATTATACTTCGCTCTGCCTTTTGCAGTCAGCCCTGCACCCTTTTCTACGGGTAGTTTTTCGCCGCGACCAACCGAAAGCACTGGACCGCCTTCTTTCATCTTCGCAGTCTTAGCAGACTCTCGGAACGCTTTGGCGGTTGGGGCACCGGGAGAACCCGGCTTGCGCATCTTCTCGCCAGAACCTTCCCTGATTCGAGCTTGTTTGGCTTTTATGTTGGCGTACAAGCCACCAACAGCAAACTTCTTCCCCTCGTCAGCCGCAGCGAAATCTTTTCCGACTGATTGAGCGATGCCAACCTTCTTGGCGAATCCTGGATTGTGCGCAACCGCCTCCATCAGGCGGTGCTGGGCTGGTGATTTGCTTGGCATGATTATGCGTAGGATTTAACCATTTCAAGAACAACGGTGTATGTGTCACCGCTACTGGCGTCCGCCGTGCTAAATACTATATTACCGTTTTTACCGGTTCCAGCGTTATTTGTAATACCGCCAAAACTTGAAAAATCGTTTTCGTAGTTGGTGTTTATCGTGGACAGAAAAAATGGAACGTCCGTCGAAGCGTCCCAATACATTCGGACTTCCATGCCGTGACACACAGACGTAATTTTAGTAACCGTCACTCCGGTGCAAGCCTTGCCAGAATTGCTTGCTGTCAAAGTTGATACGTTGACTTTTGTTACCGCAGTTTCACCAGTGCCATCACTGATGTTTGTAAACTTCATGATTGCAAGTCGTTCGCCATCAAGAAGCGTTTGACTTGTTACTGAATCAGCCATTCTAATCTCCAATGAAGACAGGGGCCGAAGCCCCTGTTCTTAACACGCGCCGCCAGCCTTTTTTGGCATCATGAAGTTGCGAGCCGGACCGTACTTTTCGTTACTGTCTTTCTTCGCAGCCTTCATCGTGGGTGCAAACTCAGCATTGTTGAAAGCCTGCAATTTTGCGTTGTTTGGCGCAACCTTGCCGCCCTTCTTGTAAGTGCCGGAAAGAGCCGTGATTGCCACAGGCGCAGACATCGGTTTGCGCCCTTGCTTCATCTGCTCCGGACCGCCGTCGTCTTGGACGCGACCGCCCTCAGCAAACTTTTTTGCGGCACCGCCCTTGCGGTAGCCACCGCCGTTGCCGAGTTTCACGTCGCCAGTTTTGGCAGGTGCGTTGTCAGGTCGGGCAGTGCGCATTTTGGTAGCGGTTGCAGCGCCGGATTCATTTTTGATGATTCCATTAGCTGCAACCTTGCCGCCGTTTTTGTAACCACCTTGACCGTTGACCACGCCACCCGTAGCGTAGCCACCACCATTGCCCTTAGTCACGCCACCGGTGGCGAGCTTGAGCTTGGTGCCCTTGCCGCCCTTGTGCTCTTGAGTGTCGTGCTGTTTGAAAGCCTTTTTGATCATGGCTTTGTCCTGCGCCTTATCCATGGAGCCGCCCTCTTTCATCATAGGACGCCCCATAGGAGCTGCCGGCATTGGCATACGACCCGGTGCAGTAGGGTTGGTCATAGGGGCTGGCGTACGAGCCACCCTACGGGCTGCCATGGCGCGTGCCGCAGCGGGGTTGGCTACAGGGGTAACAGGACCCGCAGCGCCCATCGTGCCGCCGTCCATTTTGCGGACTGGCCGAGTGGCCGAGCCGCCTTTCTTAAGATGGAGAATAACCGATGGCTCGGTTGTTTCCATCTTTACCATTGGCTTGAACTGACCCATGTTAGCCTCCTTTAGGCTTGCGTGACGCCGAGAGCGCCAACTCGGGTTGCATTTGGACCAACTGCGATTGCTGGCAGCGCCAGCGTCACAACTGCACGTTTGATTCCATCAGCTGCTGAGCTCGGGGCGAAAGTGCCGCGAACATCGCCAGTGGTAGTCGTAGCGGTTGCAGTATCGGCGACAGTCAACGTGCCCGACGTGTCATCGGTCGTCGCGTTGTTCCAGCCGTACCGAAGCACATAGGACTTGTCGAAGAATCGCACTGGGCAACCGAACACATCTGCAGTTCCAACCGTCACCGCTGTACCAGTCGCCGCACTAACCGAGACCGAAGTCACAAGGTAAAACGCTTTCAAACCAGTGACCGCTGTGCTAACTGCCGCGCTCGAAGTGATCGCTTCGCTCATCGCTTGACCGTAGTAGTCAAATCCAGAAACCGTTACAGTCACCGGAGCAACACCCAGCGTGTATGTAAGACCAGTCGGAGTACCCGCTGTGGTTACCACTGCCGCACCCGCAGTCGTGGTCAGGGTGGCTGTGGTAGACGTGACAGATGTCAAAATGTAGGTGGTCGGGTTCGTGTAACCCGTGATCGTGCCTGTTCCACCCAGAGTGCCAGAAATCGTCAAACGCTGACCAGAAACCAGACCAGCTTGCGACGTAAACGAGATCTGTCCACCAGTTCCCGTGATCGCAACGCCAGCAAGCGTAGTCGCAGCCGCAGTAGAGGTCGTGACGCTAACTGCACGCGGGACATCCAACGCCAATGCCGCGACACCCGCAGAAGTCGTGACTGATTTCACCGAAGTGCCAGCTGTCAGCGTCAACGCGCCAGCCGCAGCGGGGGTCTGCGACGCTGCAATGTTGTTCGCGACCAACGCCTGAGGAATTACATCCCAAACGTACGTACGACCCAGAGGACCAACGCCAAGGTCCATTGGCGAAGGGTTATCGAAATTGATATTCCCATGCGCGACCAAAGTCGCGGTGCTAGAAACCGTCGACGAGGCGCTCAGAGTGTAAGTGCCCGTGCCGCCGGTACCAGTGCCAAATGCAGTGATGTAAGTGCCGTTCGTGACACTCGTGCCATCCAGATACATACCGACTTGCAACGGTGCGCCTTGCAAGAGCTGGGTCACAGTCAAGGTTGTCGTCGAAATAGTGCCGGCGACGGTTGTAGAGTACGGACGAATACCCGTACCCATGTAAGTGATTGCGGGACCTAAAAACAGGTCATCTGAAAACTGTGGCATGGTCTGCTCCTTGAAAAGTTTGACCAACCAAAAACAAAAACGGGGGGCGATTAGCCCCCCACCGACTTAGACTCCCGGCGTGCCGTACATTGCACGTGGATCAGTCCAGCCCACTTGATAACGCTCGGTTGCTTTGTAACGCATGGAGTCGGTTTCGAAGTCACCTTCCATGGTCTTTTCAAGCGCACGACGCATCAGGAGCTTCATGCCCTCTGGAGCATCAGTCTGAACCCACCAAGAGTTGGCGTTGGTCAAACGCGACAGAACAGCGGCACCTTCGTCCAGCAGTCCAATGGACTTGACTGGGTTGATGTCGTTGTTAGCCGTGCCAGCACGCAACACGCTCTTCAGGAGAACTTCGGCTTGGAACACGTTACCTGGTGCGACGACCAGTTGACGTGGGACCAAACGGATTTTCTTCCCGTTGTTGTCAACAGCCTGACGGATCTGGATGAGCATCTGCTCGAGAGACGTCTGGCTGAGGTTAGCGGCGGTAGCGAGCTGGTTCGAGAACGTGCCACTCACGATCGGATGCGAGGTGTTGATCAGCGAAACGCCATCACCACCAACATACGACGAGTTGAACGCACGGTTCAGGACGTTTGCGCTCAGTGTCTCTTTTGTCTCAATCAGGGACTGAGCCAAGTGACGAGCGTAAACTTGACCGATACGGATGTGGTCGCCGTCTTCAACCAGCACTTTGGTCAGCGCGAATGCCAAACCATAGACGTTGTACACGTAACGCTGGAGGAAGAGCACGCCACCTTGCTGGTACGAAACCGGAGTTCCGTCGGGCAGTTGTGGCGCAGCGCCGAATCCGTAAAGGACAGGCTCTTCGTGGTAGTTGCGGGGGATACCTTGTTGCTCGCGGAAAACCCGCGACCATTCGTCGGTACGTTGGTCATAGACTCCATCAAAGCATTCATTGAGGATTGGCTCAACAATACTTCTAAAGTCCGTACTGCGCATTGGGGCTGCCATGACTTAGCCTCCTTTAGATTGCAACCGGGTAGGCTGCAGTGTTGGCGGCTGTATAGATCTGTGCGAACTGGAACTTCGCGATCGTGCAGCGTACAACGGTGTAGGTGTCTCCCCATGCATTGTCAACATAGGGGGCCAAATCGACAATGCGCATCTGAGCCTGTGCGTTAGCACCCGCCAGAGTGGTCGAAAGCGTGCAAGCCGAAAGGCCAGTCGTCGTCGAACCCGCAGTCGTGTTGCTCAGATTGGCTTCGTCCCCGATCGAGGTCTGAGCCAACGAGCCATCAGCTTGGATTTCATAAACGATGTTTGGATCGTTGTAGAAATAAGCGATGCAAGAACCAGTGACATAAGCAGTGCTAGCTGGCCAGTTGTTGGAAACACGACGGCGACCCGTGGTGTCAGTCCATTCAACGCCTGCAAAAGCACCTACAAAAGCGTCACCAGCCGCAGCGACAACGATGTTGCCGTTGGTGTCGTACTTAACAGGCTGTCCTTTGAGGATTGCTGTGCTGTACGCAGAAGCGATGCCGTCGGTGAGCGCTGCCGCGCGATCCAAACCTGTTGGATGAAACGCTGGGCGCATACCGAACGGAGCATTAGTCGCAGACATAATAAACTCCTTGAGTATTAAAATCCGTCAGGTGAAGACCGGAACGGGCTTGACGTTGTCGAGTTCATTGATGCCTTCACCCTCTACCGAACCGAGCCGTCGACCATTACTATCGCGAGCGCCTTGTAGATTCTCTACTTGGACACGGATCTTATCCGCTTCGTCCTGCGGCGCAAAATGATGGAACTCTTCCATGATTTGCTGATATATATCCTGTGGGAGTTTGTACAGCAGCATCTCGTTGCACGCAATAAAGCCAGTATGCTCGCCTGATTTCACTTTGAAGTTCTCGAAACCGGGAACCTCTTCAACCAAGACGGGCTGGTAGCCCATGCGCATGCGTTTATGGATTGGGTCGTAGCCGTTGGTGGTGGATAACCAGCACAAATGAAATCCGGGAATGTCCGGAGGGGTCGGGAGTGATTCTTGGATCCACTCGTTGCGGAACATTCTACGACGTTCCTGCTGACTTGCCAAATCATCACTGGCGGGTGCACGTTGACTATCCTGCGATGCGCGGGATTCACGTCCACCAGCGAGAAGGTTCTTCTTGAGTCGAGTATCTTGCATGGTTAGCTCCGGTTCATGCGGTCGTATTCAGCGTAGCGGCGAATCATCTTGTTGCGCTCGGCGAGATTGTCCCACCGACCAGCATCTTTGATCGCTTTCACGCGATCTGGTGAAAGATAGAATTCGTTCGACTTGGTGGTCGCTCGACTCTCTCGACCAGAACTAGTTACCACAGATCGGGGCCTCCTATTTGAAGATCTGTCATCTTGTTCGGTATTATAACGGTGTGGAAGGTATTTCGACAACCTATTATCGAGTTCTTCCCAATATTCACTGCTTTTTGGGTCCCAACCCTCTTTGACCAGACTTTCGTCGATCTTTGTGGCGACCTGACTGTCGGTGTCGCCGCCTTCGGGGTCGAACCAATCATTCCGCGCCATCCAATCCCCCGCATGCCGCTTGAGCATGGGGTCTGGTGCTTGCGGAACGTTCTTCTGTTGAGGCTCGGCGACCACCTTCTTTTTCAGCGCCTCGAGAGCTTCGACCTGCCGCCTTGACTCATACCAATGCTCCTGAGCATCAGCCAGCGCAGCGCCATTGGCCATCTCGGTGGCTTCTTTGATCTTCAGTTTTGCGTACTGAAGTTTCAAGTGGCCATCTTCGATCGCCTTGTCGATTCGGGCGAGATCCGAGCCAGCGGTGCGTTTTTCGAGCACAGCGAGTCGGTCAGCCATCTGCTCATTTTGACGCTTGAGCGCATTGATCAGGTGGTTGGACTCACTCGCCTTGGCTTTGTGAATCTGTTTCTTGAGTTGTCGCTCTTCCCGACGAGCGATCCGGATTGCTTCACGTTCCGGGTCAATATCCGGAATGTTATCTGCTCCGTTGTCGAAGTTGTCAGAGCTCGCCGAGGATTCTTGACGATTTGAATCCACGTCGACATTGGGAAATCCCGGCTCAACCACGGACACCATTGCGGACCCATCGTTGCTTTCCGAGACTTGTAGGTCTAGTTTTTCCGTAGAGTTCATAGGAATGCCTTCACTTTCAAAGGATCACCCGTCACCTTAGCGATGACTTCGTGATCGTTGAACACGCTGAATAGTGCGGTTTCACCCAGCTGCGGGTCGCCATAGATCACTTCCCAGCGATCACCGCCCCACTTAGGCATACGCACGTAATCACCCACCTGGATCCAGTTGCCCTCGGGCCACGGAGCGAGAGTGTCGCGTTGTTTGAAAGCGAGTGGTCCGAGCGCGATGACTTTCGCTACTTGGTTGTTCCACTTTTCGGTTTCTTTGGTCTCTTCCACAAGCATAATGCCGGAGTTGGTTACCGTCTTCCGTGTCTGTCGCCATTGCACGAGAATACGTCCACCGACAGGCATTGCACCGGGATCGACTGCAGGAAATGCTTCCCGCAACGCTGCTTCGTTCGAAGCACCCAGTTCAATTGTCATCGTCTTCTTCCCTTAAAAGGTCATTCAAAATGTCCAGAGCTTTCACAAGCCCTTGGTGCTGGCCAACTAGCCGTTGGTAGGCATCGAAGGTCATGGCATTGCCATTGACCAAAGATTCTGAGATCTTACGCTTTTCAGCTTCCACCGCACCGATGTAGTCGCCGACGTATCGCATTTACTTCTTTTTGGCCTGAGACAGACCGCCAGACTTTGCTGCGGGTTTTGCGGGAGCCGACCCGCCCTTCATCGACGAGCCATCGAGCTTCACGCCCATAGCCATGCGCTTGTGCTGGCGAACGAACTCGCCGGTTTGCTGAGAATCATTGGATGCCATTTAGCCCTCCTAAGGCTTGTTGTGCGCTTTGTTGCGCGGCCAGAGCGGTTTGCTGCTGCTCGTGTTGCAAAACCGCCGCGTCGTGCGTCAGTTCTGCGGATTTGATTCGCTCCTCAGTGAGTCGATCAGACGCATTGAGCGCGATGTCGATCTGCTGCTGCCGGTTTTTGGCCAGCATATCAGCTTTGAGTTTTTCTTTCTGCAGCGTTAGGTCGCCCATGTCTTTGACCTTGCGCCGTTCAGTCTCAGCCATCGAAGTTTGCAGGATGACCTGATCGCCAGCGTCCATCGGAGGCGTAGGCTTGAGCTTCTGCAGCAACTGCATGATCTGCTGCATTGCAGGCATAACCTGCTCGAATGCAATTTTAGAGTCTTCCTTGGTGTGCTGCGAAGCCAGGGCATACAACTTGTCGATCTCGCCGGTGATCCCGGCGATGTCGTAGTCTTTCACCGGTTTGCCAAGAGACTGCTCCACGTACCCATTCATGTGCCCGAGGTACCACAACATGATGTGCTGTTTGAAATGCTCCAGGAACATCGGCAGGAATGTGGGCGCAATGAACGGACTGCCACCGAGCATCGGGTTGAGCGCGAAGTCTAAATGCGCTTGCAGGTGCGCGAGTTGGTTCTGGTGCGGGTAAGCGAACGCAGCTCGCCCGATGCACATTGCGGCATTCTCCTCAGCCGCATTGATCTCCATTGGTTCCGCGACTGCCGGCATCAGCTCAGTTATGTTAGGGATCTTCATCTGCTTGAGCATCCGCTGCACCACCGCACGCCGATCGAACAGATCTGGGAACTTGTCGGCGAGCGCCAGCACCGCTTGGCTCTGCGCCATGCGCTGAGTTTCAGAAAAAATGTGCGGGTCAGAAACCGGCACCACGTCGGTGTTGCGGTTGAAGTCTTCACGCTTTATGTCGAGCTCAGCAACGATGTCGCCTTTGCGCTGGTCGTCGAGGTACCAGCGGTTGATCCGCTGGAGCACCATGAGCAGCTTGCGCTGGCTGTTGTGCAACCGAGCGTGGATCGCGGAGAACACTGCAGCGCCCTGCTCGATCAGAGCTTGCGTGGTGCCCACTGGCGCATTGTTCGTTACGTCAGCGATTTTTTCTTCCGACGTGGTGACCACGCCTTTGGCCGCAGTGGTAAGGAAACCGAGCAGCTCCAGCAGCACCGGGCTAGGCGGGTTGAACGGCATCGGCATGGCGAGTTTGCGGATGTCGTCCACGCCGGGAGCGCCTTCGATCTCGGTCACCTGCGTGACTTCAACATTCTGACTCTGCCCCGAGATCTTCGCTCCTTTGAGCTTGAGCATCGTGGCGGCGTTGTTGATGTGAGCAGTGTCTAAAAGAGCGCGTAAAGAACCAGTAAGAGCAGCAGTGAGACCACCAATAAGGTGAGGAAGCCCAATAGCGTAAGCACCGCGCCAAGGAATAAACTTAAACTCGACAAGCCAATCCAGCTTAGCCATTGACTCATCACCTTCCTCCCAATTGCGATACAGACCCAACACCTCAGTGTTCAAGTCGTCGATCATCAGGATGTATGGGGCCAGCTCGCCTTTGCTGTAGCTGTCGTCTTCGAGCGCCAAGTTCGTGTAGACGTGGTACACCCGGCGCACGCCGTCTTCGTTGTCCTGCCACTGCTTGCCTTCGATCTTGTCGTTGGCCTTTTCCGCAGCGGTCATCGTTGGTTCTTGCGTGGCCTTGGTGACAACCACGTCTTTGTACAGACCGCGACTGATCCGGTCGTCGAACTCTTCTTGCGTGATATCTTGCACTTCCGTCACGCGTTGCGCGGTGTAGAAGTTGGCAGCCGAGAACGGCAACATGATGTTGTCGATCGGCACGAACTCAGCGCACGGGCGACGCTTCTTCTCGTCGTACCAGAGCTTCATGAACTGTGATCCACCCAATGGAAGTTGAGTGAGCATCTGCTCCTGCTCGTCCCGGAATTCCTCGATCTGCTCGGTGAGCTGCCAGTTCATGTAATCACGCTTGCGGTCGGCGCGAGCTTCGGACTCCTGATCCACGTCGCCAACAATGTTGGTGCGCACCGGACCGTCGGGCGGGAACAACTCTTTGATCGCTCGGGATTCAAAATCGATACACGCCTCAGCCATCACAGGGTGAACCACCTTGGAAGCACCCGTGAAGGTCGCCCCACCCGGTGCATCGTGGCCCAACCCGGTGCGCCGCAGCCCCTCTTCGTACTGCTTGTCGCGCTCTTTCCTAGCCTCCTGGTCTTTTTCAATCAGGTCGATGTACTTCAGCGCGATCTTGTCCAGGTCCCAATCATCAATCTCATCAGCCAGATTGGCGTAGAAGTCCTGATCTTCTTTGGGACCTTTGAATTCGTCCATGCGGACGATCGCTGACCCGTCGGGCTGCTCTTCAACCTCCGCGAACTCATCGTCCAAGTCCAGCACCAGGCCCTCTTCGTCTTCCGGCTGGGCGGTGGGGTCTTGTTCCTGCATCGGGTCGATTGGCATTTCAGGCATGATGTCTTCTGGTTAAACCAAGTGATCGAACGGGTTGGTTGAGACTCGGCCACCTTTGGCGTAGTTGCCGCCGAACGGCAGCATGGGCGAGTCGGATTCGCGACCTTTGAGATAACTAGGCAGCACCCCCAGCTCTTCAGCCAGTCGGTAAAACTCACCCATCGTCTGAGGGTTTTCGCGTTTGATTATATCGTAAGCAGCTTCTGGGCGCGGAACGTATTCAATCCCTAGCTTCTTGGCTTGTTTCTCAGCTTTCAAACTCGGCTCATACCCGAAGTCGTAAATGCGCTGTATATGCTCAGGTGTGACATCGCCGTGCACCTGCGCTTCGACGTAACCCATTGGGTCGCGCTGCAAAAGTTTATTGCGGAAATGAGTGGTGTCGTCGCCGCCGAGCTGGTAAATTTCAGAAGACAACAGCGAGGGCTCGGTTGGGTTATCAAGCATCCGGGGTATTTGCCGAGGGATCCGGACGTATCCGTTGCCATCACCAATGGGCGGCAAACCTTCAGACCTGAGCAGCTCAGCGAATGTTACAGGCTTATTCATTCTGGCAAGCTCTTCTGCGAGCTTGTCTTGCATTTGCCATTGAGGCACGCCTTGCGCTTGAAGCCTTCCCACGATGTCGCGCAACATAGCGTCGTAATCAGTCGCCAAGCCATGCAGCACACTCCCCGGCTCAACTGAATTTTCATACGGCATAGAGTTCAGGATTTCTTTTGCGTAGGCTTTAGACCCTAACGTACGGTCGAGAGAATCGTCGATGGTGAAAGTCGTGCGGCCACGCAGCTCAGGGTGCATCACCAGACCGAACCTTCCGTATTCCGGAATCTGACTGGTCGGCGCGATGTGAGATGCCCCCTTAGCAGGGAACCGAGGGCTGAGCTCACCACTCATTGTGGCCAGAGGATCAAGTGTAAGGTAACCATACGCTTGACCAGTACCACCAAACATCTCTGGTTCACTTTCTGCGCGAGCTTGTTTGCTCTTCAAAGGACCAGACGCCGCACCAGTGCGGTTGGTTTCATGCACAGATTTGAGCCGCTTGTCTGCGCCGTATAGATCATCCAGCGTTTTGCGACGCGACATAACGATTGAATTTTGAATCAGTTCTAGCTCTTCTGGTGTGAAAGTTTCAGTGAGAGCTTCACCTGACTTGGAAGTGATTCCCGCGCGACCCAATTTAGAAACCGGCGTGTTAGCAATAGTGCGCGCAAGGTCAGACGGGGCCATTTGCATTGGAGCTGCGCCTGTGAGTTTGGCCACGCGGTTAGCCAAGTCGTACGCGGCGTCGCTCTTAGCTGCCGCCAATGCGCCACGCCCAACCGCTTTTGCGCCTTGAACAGCTGGCTTGGCGACAATGGGGGCCAGAGCGAGCAGCGCGTCGCGCGTTTCGGGCAGCATCTGGGCGGTTTGCCAAGAGCCGGAGTGCAGCTGGAACCCGCCGCTGAGTCGGTCTAGCGTCTTGGCGATCGAAGGGATGCCAGCCAGTTGGCTCAGAACCTCGGCACCTGTCATTTGATCTGGATTGCGGATCGTCAGGTTGTGCGCCGCCTGAAGCAGATCTGCCGGGATGCCGTACAGCGGATTGCGTTTGATCGGCTGGATGATGTCTGTGTCGCCGGGTTGCAGCGTCCGCACAGGCTTTTCTTTGTACTGACCAACGTCGATGATGTTGGCAAGGTCGAAGAATGGGTTGGTTTGCTCTTTCATCACGGCATCCGATTGAAAATAGCTTCCACGAACTCTGCCGGCAATCCTGTTTGGCTTTGTATGGTGCTGATCTGCTCGGCTACAGGAACATTAGGATTGCTGGCGCTGAATTCATCGTAGTACTTTTTGAAGTCTTTAACCCATGAACTTGCGTCGTCGCCGTAGTTGAGCGCTCTGTTCGCGACGTAACTCTTGTTGGACCCGTGCGGAGTGCCTTCGTGCGACTCAAACCACTTCAGCACATCGTCGCGCCAAGGGAACTGACCAGACGTCGCTGCTGGCGATGGCGCAGCCTCGACAGGCTTTTGATTCCTGATTGCATTGAGTGCATCGTTTATGATGTCAGCAGTATCGTACTCTTCACCAGCCTGTTGCCACACACTATCAAGCAAATCGTCATTAATTATTCGCTTGCGCAATGATTTTCTTATTTCACTTTCGTTTTCTGGCGGCTTATAATCTGTACGGTTTGTTTCGAAATTGTAGTCTTTGTGTCCGCGCTCCATAGCAGAGAATCGATCGCGCAGAGCTTGTTGAGATCTATCAATCAATTCAGCTTCACTAGCATTTGGCCCAAGATCTTGCATTGCTTTCTGCAAACTCTCGTTCAAAAACGGTTCGTCGTTAAGAATGTCAAGATAAGCCGAAGACCGAGCAGCTTCTCTCCCACGACCATCTTCAATGATTTGTTTCAGGCTGCGCTCCATGTCAGCTGCCTCGGACAACTCCCCAAGAAGATCATCGCCACTGCCAACTAGTTTTTTCACAAGGCTGGTGGGCAAACCAGTCTCTGTGGCGATAGTCTGGGGATCTAGACCAATCGCACGCGCAGCCTGAGCGCCACGTTTTGAGTCGATGTATTTCAACTCTGCCCAGACGTCAGTTGCATATTCAGGATCAAGTGACTCCATGAGCATGTCGGCGTCATTCCACAATTCATCCCTTGCCATCCTGCGTTCCCAGTTGGAAAGGATTTTGTAAGCCTCTGCTGCGTTCCGCTCATTGCCATAAATCGAACTGACATAGTCAGTGATCTTTTCAGCAGCTGCTGCCTCGTCAATTGCAGGTTTGGTGAGTTGTTTGGCGACTTGTTTGAGTGCACCCGGCGCAGCGCGACGCAATGCGGCTGATGCCGCCGCCTTGACGCCTTCGCCCATGAACTCACGACGTGTCGTGGGCTTAGCCATCTTCTCAGCAATCACTTGCTCGATCGCGCCGATGACGGGAGGCGACTCGGCTGGCGCCACCACAGCTGGCAGGTGCGTCTCGGCCTGAGCTGGCAGCATCACACCCGACTGACGAGGCAACCCGAGCACGCCACGGCGCGACAGGTTCACCGCTTCTTCAGCTGGTGCGCTCTTGCTGAAGAGTCCGAGTATGCCTTTGAGTTTGCTAGGATCAGCCATTTTTCAATCGGTCGAGTAGTTTGTCAGCCACTGCGAAGGACGTGTCAACGAGCAACCGCGCCAGCACATCCATCGCGAGTTGCTCGCGGGTGAATGGCTCGGTCTGCTCGACAGGCTCGGTAAACGACCAGTGATAGAACGCATACACGACCCGCTCGTCAGGCGCGCAAACCAAAGTATCGCGCCAATGCGGATATTTCCTTCCTTCGCACAACCCGCCCTGACCAATTCCCAAGTGCGTCGTGCTGTAGCTGCCCGTCCACGGCGTGTGGTCGATGCCGTTCTTCCACTCACCCACCCACGGCACGTTGCTGATCTTCAGATCCCACAGGAAGCCACGTTTGTTCTCGAGGCACACACTCAGTGTGAGGTCCAAGTCGGGGCGATCCGTGTGCACAAGCAGATAGCTCCCATTGTGGTACGACCGCGTGTACACGCTGTCGAACTTGATGTTGGGGTGAACTTGCTTGACGATGCGCGTCACGTGCTCCGCGTGCTTGAGCGACTCAGGCAGCTGGTACACCCCAAAGCTGTTGCGGTAGTACGGATCGTTCTTCAGCTCGCTTTCGACGTTCTTGCCTTCGTACGCGTCGAACGCAGTGACGATGTCTGCGCATTGTTGAAGTGTGAAGATCTGCATGCTAGGTTGCGTAGGGATTGACGCGACGCGGTTTGGTTTCGTCAGCGTAGTCGTCATCGTCGTACTGCGGGGTGTCCACGACCAAGAAGCCCATGTCGCGCAGCACCCTCAGAGCTTGCGTCATTGCGTCGACCAAATCGTCGTGGCGCACTTCGGGGAACGCGCAGATCTGCCCGATGAGCGGGTCGGCCCAGTCGCGAGCGAACCCAGGACGGTGCATCGACTCAGGGATGTAAACCAATCCGCGCTGAATTATAGGCGAGACGATGTTAAGTCGCTGCATCTTGTCAGCACCGCCCGGATTGTACGCACGCACATTCAGCCCGGTGCGCTGCAAGTCCTGAATGAGAGAGATGCCTGCAGACTTGTCTTCAATGAGGATCAGGTCGACTTTCTTCCCAACGCCGAACTCATTCACGTCGCCGTAGATCACCGTGGCCTCTTCGGTCACGTGGGGGCGCAGGTCGGGATACTGCATGTGCTTCTCCCAACAGTCAATGAGCATGGCGCACATCGGCGCATCCTCGTTGGGTCGGAACACTCCCAGCACCACGCACGCAGTCGGATCATTCTTGGTCTTGTCCGAAGTTGCGCAGTCGTATGACTGCACCACGTACTCGAACTTCGGCAGCGGTGTGTCGGCGTCCCAGAGCTTGAACCACGTGCGCTTGATGACGCCCGACTCTTCTGGGTCGATGATCTCGGCATAGATCTCTTGGCGACCCAGCTTGGTGCCTTCGTACTGCAGGATCTGCTCCATGAACTTAGGAGCCAGATTGTCCTTGTTGTCGTACGTGGACGCAATGGTGTACGCCACGTCCTGCCCGTCACGCTCAACCAGCTCCATGATCTTGGGCTTAGGACGCGGCGTAGAAGTGCAAAGCAGTAATGGGTGCTTGCCGAGCCGCATGCCGAACTGAATCATGTCCCACGCATCGTCGAGGTAGTCCCACGCAGCGAGCTCGTCCAGCCACCCGCCGTGAAACTGCGGACCTCGGAATCTTCCAGGCTCGGACGCGGGTATACCCTTGATGATCGACCCGTTGATGAGTGTGATCTCGTGCAGCGAGCTTTTATAATCCTGCACGATCTCAGCAGGGATAACGTTCATCAGGCCTGAATCGCCTTCAAAGCACACGTCGCGCACGTCGGCTGAGGTCGGGGCACTGACAAGCCACCGCGTCTGCGGCGCACGCCACGCTGCCCACCAGATCCATTCCGCTGCACTGCGCGTCTTGCCAGCGCCACGCCCTGCTAGGAGCAACCAGATGCTCCACCAGACCTCTTTCGGCGGGAGTTGATGCGGCTTAGCAGTCTTGAGCCAAGACATTCGCCGCTCGAGCGCGGCTTGGCTCGGTGCGTCGAGCAGTGGGAAGTTCTCGCGTGCCGCCGCAATGATCGCTGGATCGACGGCTACAGAGTTCATTCCTCGCAGTCTTCCTCAATGAACGTGGTTTGTTGCGCGAGCACCTTCCCAGACGTGCGCCCATTCGCCAAATCATTGCGCATTGTCACGCCTATTTCGAGCGCGTCGAGCAGCTTGTCGAACACGCGCTGGTCAGCGACCTTGTCAGTTTCAGTCGTGACGATCTGTTGTTGAATCGCAGTCAACTTCGGATGAATATACGGAGCCAAATCACGCGCAATTGCACACGCGGCAATCTTTTCGTCCTTGTCCCAGAAGTCCTTCATCGTCAGGTACATCACCTCCAGCGGCGTCACGGACATCATCTCGAGCTTGCCCAGCAACCGCTCACGAGCTTGCCGTTTCAGCGCCACCTGCCCCTTCTGACGCCCACCGCGACGCTTCGGTGGGTCGACTGCAGCGGTGTCTTGCATTTTTATGCCTGTTTCATAATTAACAACTCAGGCGAATTATGCGGCCAACTCATGGTATAAGGCAACACGCCGGAAAGTTCATTCGACCACTGTAAACACAATGCCTTCGAACTCTGCAGTCTTTTCCTCTTTGAGCTTCTTACGGAACAATTGATGTCGGGCCATCGGCAGTCCGAGCGCCATGAACGCTGCTGCAATCGATCGATACTGTTTTCCGCGCACCATAACTGCGGTGTGTTTGTTCGCCATGCGTTCCTCCAAGTCTTGAATAGCATGGAAGTATGCCTGAAGTTCCAGGAAATGAAATGCTTTCGGTGGTTCTTTTTTCGGCCTTCCCATAGCTCCTCCGAGCTCAATTATGTTCCGTCGACCCCCACCGACGGAACTCAAAAGCAGAAGGTCGTTTTTCCTTTAAAAAACAATGACTTCCGAGTTCCGTCGTTTTTGACCCCCTTAGAGAAGAGAAGACCGACGGAACTCGGGGGGAGAGGAGTTCGCTTACGCTCCTCTCCCACCCCCTACGTTTGATTCGAAACACCCGACGGACACCGACGGAACATCGACGGATCACCCCGGGAGCCTTGGTTTTACTCACTGTATGTTCCGTCGGAGTTCCGTCGGGCTACTTTTATCATGTATTCTGCGATCTCGAACGAGAGTTCGGCGGTTGCTTCCGCGCCATTCCCGAGGTTACCCCGACCGATCAGCGCATGCATGACGACGGCTGCGTACAGATTGCGTAGTTCTTCGTAGTTCATTGCCGCTCCTTCGCCGCTCGCCAGCCAGCGAAGAATGCGCTGCGCTCGACGTCGGCTTGTTGAGGTGTGTGGGAACGCCCAGACCATTCTTGGAATGCGCTCTCTGGGCCATTGGCAGCCGATATCTGACGCTTGCGCCACATCAGGGCCTTGTCCAGTTCCTCGAATGCTTCGTCTTCGGGGTCTTTGGGTTTGAACACACGATCAACCAGGGCGTTGATGCGTTGAAACTCTTTCTCAGGATCATTTTGCATTTTCCTGTTTCTCCTTACCATGAATGAAACCAGTCGGGTTTTGTCGATCGATACAGATTTGGCAGCGCCACTGGCGCTTTCCGTCAGTCCGGCGAGCGAGCTCTTTGGCGGGACGCTTTTGGCACGCTTGACAGGTTTGACTCATTGAAGTTCGCTCCTACGACGTCGAATGGATGTGGGGTGTATCGAGTTTCTTTCAGTCGAGTGATCCAAGCGTTGATATCTTTGAGTTTCTCGCGTGCAGTGCCGCCTTCGATGAAACCATTATGAAATCTAGTCATTGCTATTCTCCTCGTTGGGCCACTGCGCCCACATAAGTGGTTTGCCAACCAAGTGCTCTTTCTCAAGCACCGCAGTCACAAACTCCAGCGGTGACACTTGAACTGGTTTCTCCCTCTCATGCGCGGCCACTAATGCGGCAAACCGTTCAAGACCGTCAAGGTTGGCAATTTCCCAAGTTCCGTAAAAGTACGGCATCCGCGCCTCCCTCGCCATGCGGATGATGTCGTCCCGATTCATACACCACCCCAGCTTTTCACGCCCTGCCGAGCCATAATCTCTTCATACTCCACCAGCGCCTCGTGATCCAGCTTGCGCAGCGGCAGTTCCTGGAACCGTTTCCACTTTTCTTGGTAGTGCGGGAGTTCGCTCGGCGGGACCCACCCATGATGCATGCGCCACCGCACGGTGATGTCTGTGCCAGACGCGGTCCATATGTATTTATCGCTCATCGCTGTTGCTCCAGTTAAAAGTTAGCGTCTTCCCATTGCTTGTTGACTCGCACCTGCTGCTTGCGTTTTCCTTCGCTCACAGTTTCGAGTCGCCCTGCCTCCAGCCACTCCCTGATTTTGGGCTTGGCTCGAGTTCTTCCCACGTGTTGACCGGCGATGTCGTACCCGTAAGTGGAGAGTGTATCCACGGAGCACGCTTCGCCGCTCTTGCGTAGTGTATCTATTGCGCGCTTGACCGCTTCCCAGAGCGCGTCGTCGAACTCCCCGCCGTCGTCCTCTTCGGGGTTGTAAGTGACGAATGTGTTGTTTTCCACCGCCATGATATGCACGGGTGGCTGCGGCGCTGCGTAGGACGCTTTGTCGAACGAGAGCTGCAGGTATCGCGTCTTGGTGCCCTGATCGTAGGGTCTGAAGTTCACGAGGTTCCAGTGCGCTCGGGTTAGGTCGCCGAATGCTGCTGCGCCACGCGTGGTGTGCATGTCGGCTTCCCCACTCCTTGCGCCAGCCTTGGTCGTGTGCGTGACGTACGTCACGGCGCAGTTGAGTTGGTCGGCCAGTATGCCCGACGCCTTCATCATGGCTGACGCACTATCGTTGCCGCCAGCTTCGTCGAAGCCGAACAGCGTCATCGGGTCGAAGATCACCCACGAGATCCCCACTCCTCGGTACGCTTTGATGATCTCCTGCACCGTCGCAGTGATGTCGTAGTGGTTGGTGCGCTGCACCTGCGAGGACAACGCGATGGTGTCGGTTTCGAAGTCCACAAACGCCACGTTGTTGAATGCATCGTGCTTATGTTCGTCGCTGTCCCAGTCCATGCAATTGGCCAGCATAATCAACCGACGCTGCAGCTGCCTCTTGGGGTCCTCCGCGTTCATCACCAGCACTCGCCCCGGACGCTTGACTTCGTACCGGTCGAACATCTTCCGACCGCTCGCCACGTGCAGCGCCATCCAGAGTGTCATCTGCGTCTTGCCGGTGCCGCCCGGTGCGGCAAAGGTCGTGCGGTGCTTGGGCAGGATGTCCTCGACGATAAACTCCATCGGGGGCGGCGGGTTGGCGAACAGGTCCGCTGCAGAGTGCGCGTTGTTTTCCCAGCCGAACATGCGCTTGATCTTCTTCTCCTCCTCGGTCGGAGGCAGATCGTCGAAGTTGTTCACGAACAGTTTCAGCTGCACGCCGACCTGAGCAGCCTGCATGATCATGGTGTCGAGCGTGTACTTGCTCTTGGTCGGTAGCTGCGCCTGTCGGTGAAACAGGTCGTGCATGGTCCGCTCGTCGCTCCGGGAGTTGTAGTTGGGGGAAGCCCTTGACCACTTGGCATACTCCTCGTATACGCCTTTATCGCCCGGGAATGCACGTCCCAGCGCCAGCCCCACCTTGAACCACTGGTCGCGCTCGTCCGGGCTGAACACCTGCAGCAACGTCCGGACTTGCGTGAGGGTGTCGCCTTCAACCTGCCCTTTCAGATAGTTGAGCTCTTCTTCGGAGGCCAGTGCCGAGGCC